CTTTACTCCAACGATAGCTTCACCGGGTGTTGAAATAAGAGAATGGGATCTTTCGAATATAGCTTTACCGAACGTAGGTACAAATGTGTATGTTACAGGTTTTGCTGCTCAAGGACCTTATGACGAAGTAATACAAATTACTACTCAGCAAGATTTAGATCAAATTTATGGACCACCTACTAACTCTGCAGAAAGATACTTTTACCATACTGCAAAAGAGGTTTTAAACTCACCATCAAATCTCTACACGAGTAGATTGCCATATGGTGCTGGTGATGGTGATGGATTTGGAGCACAATATTCTGCATTAGTTTATGCAGGATCAGCTCTATCTGACTTTGGTGGAGCAAATGGTACGGCTATCACCAATAAGAACCTCGCAGACGGTTCAGCTGGTCTAAGTGCCGGGCCTACTTACAGTATGGTTGCTTCTGGAGGAACAATTGTTATTGGACAACCTACTCATGTAGAATTAACTGAAGCACAATATCTTAGCGCTGTTGATGGTACATTATTTGAATGGAATGATGTTTCCGGTTCGGATAAGAGTGACCTTACAAGTGCCGGGTCTCCTGGACAACTTAGGAATAGAATTGGTAATTCACCTCTTGTTATATTAAACAAGTCTACAAGTACAATTAATCAAAATTACGAAGGATATTACATAGGACTAATTGATAATGCTGATATTAACCCAGCTAATAATTTTGTTGGATTAAGAAGCACGGCAACTATTACCGCTTCTGCTTTTAAACAAAATGCATATACTATATTACCTGATAGTACTTTAGATTTTCCTCTTTCAGCTAATGCTACTACAGGTCCTGATGGTAGTATTTCACAGGTAATGGAAAACTTAGTAGATTATGACTTAGAAGGTAGAGACAGCGCTGATGTATTAAGCATGGGAGTATTTAAATTAAGAAGAACTCAAAACGCTGCTCAAGCATTCCAGCTTGGTTATAATTTAGAAGATAGATTAGTTGGATCTATTAATGCTTTCCGTAAGATTGATGATCAAAAGGGGGGAAGACAACTTAATTACTTTGTTGGCAATCAAGATGCTAAATCACGTAACGTAAAAGTATTAGTTAACCAAAATATTACACAGCGTAATACTGGTGATGATAATTTAAATACTGATAATAATCCTAAGTTAAGAATAAGAGTAATAAGCGATGCGCTGCTAACAGCAGATCCGACTGGGGACGATTTTGGCACTATAGGATTTGCTACTAGTTCACAGTTCACTAGAATGGAAAAAGAACTAGTCTATGCTGGTAAATTATTCCCACTTGGTGCGTATACCAATACTAAAGTAACTAATAAAGATCTAGGTGATATACCAGGTAAGCTTGATAGAGCATTAGACGGTATTAAAAACGATGAAATTTACGATATTGATGTTATTCCTGAAGCTGGTTTAGGTACCATCTGGGCGATGGCTAAGTCTAGAGGAATTACTGAAGGTAATCCATTATATTATGATGAATTCTACTACGGTGGTACAACTGCAACAGCAGTTAAAGCACTAAGAACTTCTAACGCTTTAGCAGGAGGCGGCTTAACTCTTAGAAGTAATTATAATACTATCTTTGATAAGTTTGAAACGTTTGTTAAGCCACCATATCTTGGAGGAACAAGAGGAGATGCAATATTTATTGCTGATACATTTAGACAGATCGTAGCTATTGGAAACGGTGAAACAAGAATATTAGATGATAAGTCTAGAAACTTCTCAACGGATGTATTCTGGCCAATGAAGCATCAGTTCTCTTCACAGAACACTTCTTATGCTACAGTATATGGTAACTGGGCACAAACATATGACCAGGGATTAGGTGAGCTTGTATGGGTTCCGTTCTCAGGATATGCTGCAGCTACTATGGCTAAGAGTGACGCTGCAACGTTCCCATGGTTTGCGCCAGCAGGATTTAACAGAGGTTTACTTACAACTGCAACTGATATTGCAATTAATCCGAATCAGAAGCAAAGAGATGAGTTGTATAAGTCAGCTATTAACCCAGTAGCATTCTTCCCATCACAGGGTAATGTTATATTTGGACAGAAGACCTTACAGAAGAAACCAAGTGCATTCGATAGAATTAATGTTAGAAGGTTGTTCTTAGCATTAGAAAGACCTACTAAGAAAGCAGCTCAGTTCTTCGTATTTGAACCTAATACAGAGTTCACTAGAACGAGACTAGTTAACGTCTTAACACCGATTTTTGAGAGGGCTAAACAAAACCAAGGAGTTTATGACTACTTGATTGTATGCGATGAAAGAAACAATACTCCGCAAGTTATTGATGAAAATAAGCTTAGGGTTGACATTTACCTGAAGCCAGTCAGAACTGCAGAGTTTATCTTAATTACCTTCTACGCGACTAGAACAGATGCTAATTTCCAAGAAATAGTTGACGGACCTGGTCTTTTATACGAGGGTTCAGGAGTTAGTTAATAAATAATTATATGGCAACGACAATTCAAAACTTTTTTGCAGCCGCAGCTGATAAACAATTCTCAAGAGATTTTCTCTTTAGGATTCAAGAAATCACTTTAGGTTCAACTAGCGTAGATCTACAAGGTCAGGATGATTTAATTTATGCTAGGACGGCTTCATTACCTGGTAGAACAATTGATAATAAGGAAGTTAATTATATGGGGTTAACTTTTAATGTTCCAGGAAGAGCAACTTATAATAATTCAGCAGCTTATTCAGTAGAGTTTTATGCAGATGCAAATAATGATATAAGAGATAAACTTGAGCAAGCTTCTAGAGCAGTATTTGATGACCAGACTAGTTCAGGTCAATACGGTATGCCCGGGCCACAAGACCGTATAGTTTTAAGCCTACTAACAAAAGATCTTAATGTAACAAAGCAAATTACTCTTATCGGGGCATCTATAAGAGAGATAGGAGATATGAGTTATGCCATAGCAGATGGTACCGGTGAAGTAGTTACATTTCCCGTAACTTTCTCATATCATTACTACGAAGACTTTAGTTAAAGCAAGTTTTACTACTAAATATTAGTAGTGCCTATAGTACCTACAG